AAAACAAACGAAAAGAAACTACTTTTTTAAAGGAGATTATTATGGCTTATTCGGTTTCATCTAAGGCATCAGTATTCGGCAATCAGCGAGTTGTGATTTGCAACGTTTCTGCGGATGCAGCGTCTGGAAGTTTTGCCCCAGGCGTAGGAGTAATTGACGGCTACTCACTTAGCCCAATTTCAATGGCAACAGCGGCCCCCCTGATTAAAATATCTGGAAGCTCGATTGTAGTAAGCAATGCTGCAAACGGTGATAATTTCTATCTCGTAGTGTACGGGCGGTAATTGTGCCATACGGACCAGTTACCGTTTATACAGCCAGTATGGCTTCAGGCGGCACTCTTTCTAGCGAAGTAAATCTAGCAAAGTCGTGGAGTAATGTTTATTTGGACGTTACTGGAGCAGAAGCAGAGGTGAGATTGCAAGCTGCCGCTACTACGGGTGGAACTTACAGGCAGGTTTATCATCCGTCTATTAACTCAGCTACCGTTGCAAATAATATTTATAAAATCCCATCAGCTTCAAGCGGTGGTTTAGTTCCATTACCTGCGGGTCTTCAGTTTATAAAAATTGAAACCACTGCGGCTGTAGCAAATGGAAAGACATTTAACATAATTTGTAGTGATTGATAATTAACAACTAATGAAAGGAATTTTATGTGGCAAGTATGGAATAAGCACCCGGAAGGATTAACTCACGAGGAAAAATTCAAAGGCGAAACGATTAAAATCAAAGCCGGAGAATACATTCTTATGGACTATGAAGAAGCGGTGCAGTTTAAAGGACAATATTTCCCGATCAAATTAAGAGGGGACAATACTCAGGATCCGGCAACATTTAAGGTCATTGAGCTTAAACCTGATAGTCCTACGGAAGCTCAAAAGCCTGTGTTTGTTTGTCCGATAGATGGAAAGAAATTTGAGACCCAATCAGAACTAGACGCATACTTGGTGGCAAACTTTGGAGACCGACCTAAGGTGGTTGATCCAGAGCTTGACGCTAAAACTAAAAAAGGAAAGTAAATGGATCATTTAAAAATGAATGGGAAATATTTCATTTATCTTTACGGACCTAATGGGGATCTTAAAAAATCCCTTTCTGGTAATAATGTTGTTACAACCGTAGGGAAAGAATTTCTTGCTTCATTTTTAAATTCAGCTGTTGCTGGCGCATCAACGTTTACCTGTAAATACATGGCGATAGGTACGAACACTGTCGCTGAAAGCGCTTCTGACACGGCTTTAGGGACAGAGTTAGCAAGAACCACCGGAACTGCTTCTTATATTTCTGGGCAAATATTTCAAGTCACTGCGACATTTGCAGCAGGTACTGGAACCGGAGCGATTACTGAGTATGGACTATTTTCAAGCTCAAGTGCAGGCACGATGTTAAGCAGAGATACAGAATCAGTTATCAATAAAGCGGCTGGAGATAGTTTAACGGTGGTTTATCAGCTAACGATTTCATGAGGGTTTATGGCAGCTTTCACAAAAACGATTACAAATGCAGTTAATCTTTTTGGCGGAGGACCTTCAACCAAATGGGGCCAAGCAGTACCGATTTATACAATGACCTGGGGAGTTTCAAAATGGGGGGAGAGTTCAAACAATTTGATTGTTAATGCCGTTAAAGCACTAGCAAATTCTGTTGTTTTAGATAATTCACTTTCTAAAGAGCCTTCAAAATTGATTGAGAACTCTCAGGCGGTTGGGAGTGATCTATCCAGCGAACAATTATTTACAGGTATATGGAAGGTGGTATTTGTTTCAGATACTACCGAAGGGGAAAATAGAGACTTTGCATCATGGACCGCAAGTTCAGCCAGTTCTCAATCTTTTACCTGCGTAGCGGCTGGAACAACAATATGGAGCTAACATGACTGTATCCGAAGTACTTACGGCAGCTAAAAATAAATACAACGCTATCGGGGATACATTTTTTTCTGATGCTGAGCTTTTAACTCTTCTTTATGAAGCGTGCCAAAAAATCAACAAAACAGCAAAAATCATAGAGGCTACTTACACAACTTCAACAGTAGCTTCTCAACAAGAGTATGCCTACCCATCCAATACGTTAGAAATCAAGCGAATCACTTACAACGGAAGAAAATTAGAACCAATTTCAATGATAGAAGATGACCTTTTAACTGGTCACAATCAATCAACAACCTCTACCGGAACTCCTGCGACATATTTTGTATGGAATGAGACTATATCTTTAAGACCTATTCCTGATTCGGTCGGAACTTTAAAAATCTATTCTTTTAATGAGCCTTCGGTACTTACTATCAATTCGGCAATCGAGGTTCCAACGTTATTTCATATGGACTTAGTAAACTTTATGGTTTCAGAAATGGCGGCAAAAGATAAACAATGGGAACATGCTAGATTTTACCTAGATAAATTTAACGTAGCTTGTGTTGAAGCGCTTCAGTATTCGAGAAAGAAACAGCGTGGAGATGCAATGCCTGTGGTTCAAACGGAAGAGTCAAAAGGATATTTAGTAAGAATATGAAAAGAATTTATCCGGATGGTGGAAAAATTGTTTTTGATGGCGGGCTTAACTCTAAGTACGAGAAATCCCTTATTGAAAATAATGAATCTCCTGACTGCTTAAATGTTGTGTTTGACCGAGGTTCTGTTGGAACAAGAAACGGATTTAAAAAAATCAATACCGCCTCAGTCGGGTCATATGTTTGTGACGGACTGTACGTAAGAAAAGGCACAAATGGCTCTGAATCTATGGTGGCGTTTTACGGTGGTAATGGGTACACGTTAGCTGGAACATCACTAGTCACTATTCCAAGCGCTCAAAGTATATTTACAGTTGGAGTAAGAGTTGGCTCTTCGCAAATGGAAAATCATGCGTTTTTCGGCAATGGTACAATTCCTTATAAATATAACGGTACGGATTTTACCAGACATGGAGTATACCCTCCTACACAAACCGCTTCTTTTGTGACTGGAGCAGCAGGAAATCCAAATGGAGCTTATACCTATAAAATTGTAAACGTGAATTCACAGTCCGTTAGAAGTAATCCATCAACAGCGTGCGCCACAATTACAGTGACAAGTTCAAGAATAGAACTTACTTCAATTCCGGTAGCTCCACAGTCATGGGGCGTTTCTACAAGAGAACTCTACAGAACGGTAACAAGCGGATCTACATGGTTTAGGGTCGCAACCTTAGCTGATAATACAACCACGACTTATTCTGATAATATTGCAGATGCTTCTTTAGGGGTTGCAGCACCTTCAGAAAAAGGCGTGCCACCAAAGTACTCTACAATTATTTATTTTAATAACCGCTTATTCATGAATGATACCGAAAATCCATCTTTTGTGTGGTACACAGATTTAGATGAGCCTTACACGGTGGCTTCTACTAATTTTCAAACTGTCGGGGATACAGCAACGGATTTATTTGTAGGCTTTGGTATTCAAGATGCTTCGCTGTTGTTATTTTGTCAGCGCTCGGTATATGTGTGGTATCAACCAGATACGACCCCTGGAAATTGGAAGCTTGTAAGATCAAAATCTCCTTATTCTTCAAAGTCTCCTTACGGAATGTTTAGTTTTAAAAATAAAGTTGGTTTTCCAGCAGTACAAAATGACAAATTTGTTGGCGTAGGGGCGTTTGCGGGAGAGTCTCTTCAAACTACTGAATCATTGCAGCAAAATATCGTAGCCGGGTCAGATTTAATTTCAGACCGCATTGAACCGGATATGTTTGACGTGCAAGAGGCTTACTTAGGAAATATTTCATCTATCGTATACAAAAATAAAGCCTACGTTTCTCTTACTAAAGGTTCTGGCAACACAACAAATAACCGTGTTTATATGATGGATTTTTCAATCGATAACCTGAAAAAGCGCCAATCTGAAGCGTGGGTTCCTTGGTCTGGATTAAATGCGGCACAATTTGTTATCTATTCCGGCTCATTGTATTACGGAACGTCAACAGCTACGGGATTTTTATACAAGGAAGACATTGGCGTTTACGCTGATGACGGCGCAGCAATAAATTCTTATTTCTGGACTAAAGAGTTCTCTGGCTTAACCGGAGAAGAATCCTATTTAAAAGATTTAAGATATACCAATGTACTTGTCGATCTAGCAGGATCTTATTCGATGGGATTTTCTGTCTTAACTGACTCAGACTCAGGCTCTGGAACTCAATATGATATTTCAGTAAACCCCCAAGGATCTTTATGGGGAAGTCTCGTGTGGGGTTCGGGAAATTGGGGTGGTGGCGCTTATCAAAAAGATATACGTCAACCCCTAGCAGGTTCTCGTGGAAAAAGAATTCAGTTTATGTTTTCAAATAAAAATACAGCAAATCAAAGGTTTAAAGTTCATTCTCAAAACTTTACTTATAATTTGAAAGGACAAAGATAATGTATGATCCTAAAAAATTAGACTCAGATGTTAATAACGCAATGAAAGTAAAAGCTCCTGCGAGAGCGCCATTAAATCCACAGTTGATGGATGCAAGGAAAAGGTTTTTTCAATCTAAATTAGATGACGCCAATCAATCAGCTAACCGAGCAAGAGAGCAAGGTCAAGACGCTTTAACAAGAAGATTTACTGCTTTAGGTGCCAGCGGGTCAGGAGCTGCCATTGCAGCCATGGCTAATAATAATGAACAAGCAGAAGAGTTAAGAAGAAAAGCCGTTAATGATGTTGCAGGTCAAGAATTACAAGTCCAAGAAGCTGATTTAGCCCGCGATTTTCAAGGAGGAATGGCTGACAGAGATGTTGAATTTAAACAAGGCCTTTCAAATGTCGAACAAGCTAATAGATTAAAACAAATCGATCTTGCTGAAAGACAGTTTGCTCTAGATAAGGATGTTACGGCTTTTAATATGAGAATGGCTGAAATTGACGCTGGATTGGATGGCAAGCGTGGACCTATGACTCAGTTGGCGGTTGATGCAATAAACCCCTTTGGTAGCCCGTTAGATGTTATTGGTGATGCAAAATATGTTGTGAATCCTGTGGCCTCTGTTGTGAATGAGGCTTCTAAGTTTCTAACAAGAGCGTCACCAACTTTAATTTGTACAGAACTTCACAGACAGGGTTTCATTTCTGATCATCTTTTAGAACTTGACGGCAAATTTGGAAAAGAATTCAGAGAAGAAAATAGCGAAGCATATAAAGGCTATTTGATCTTTGCCACACCTGTTGTTGAGAAAATGAGAAAAAGTAAATGGTTTTCAAAGCTAATCGCTTTTATTTTCGTACCTTGGTGTCGCTGGATGGCAAATAGATATGACAAATCAATTCCGTATTCGTACCGAGGAGAAATCGTTTACCACTTAATGCATTTTCTAATGCCTAAATTGTACAAATTTAAAATAGTGAAAGGGTTTTTATGGACGTAATGCGAAGACGTAAACAACAGCTTGATCCTCTTAGATCATTAACTACCGCTCTTCCATTAGCTAAAATGGCAGCTGGAATGGCTGGACCTACTGATCCGTTTACACTACCTGATGTTGGGCAGGTAACGAGTGATTTAAAAGTTGATGATGGCTCAGAACCTACTAGCGCTATTGCAAGAAGATTAGAGGAACTCAAAGAATCACCCCAACAACAAATTGCAAATTCAGTTGATTCTTTAAAATTTATTCAAGACCCAGAACAAAGACGCGCTTTAGCTGCGCCTTTAATTCAGGCTGAGTTAAGAGCTAAGAAAGGACTTGTCTAATGCCTGTTGCAGTACAAGGAAGACAAAATATACCAAAAGAAGATGATCCTTTAGATAGGATTATTAAGGGATTACAAATTGCTCACAGCGTTTATGGAATTGCATCAGCTGGAGAAAAAGCAAAAGAACTTTTAGCCGAAAAAGAAGCTAAGAAAAAACAGCAGGACTTTGATAATCAGGTGAAGCTTGTGAGTGGTGGTTTAAAGCAAGAGGGTGGACTTGTAGTTCCGGATGAAAATAATCCGTTTTTTGACAAAAAAACTAGAGAACAAACAAATCCACTGGCAGATGCAATAAAAACTCTTCAAATTAAAGAACTTGAACGAAAATCAGAAGAGATGGGGCTCACTCAATCAAAGCAGGCTGGAAACTACAAATTAGGAATGCTAGCTGAACAGCAATACCTTGAGGCAACTAAGGATCCGAAGGTTTATGACCCAACCAGTATTGATAGCGGATTAAAAAACGCTGTATCTCCTTACCCATTAAGAGACGAAAAAGCCAAGGCAGCTGAAAACGCTCAGTCATCTTGGGTGGAGGTATTTTTGAGAGACGCATCAGGAGCGGCTATTCCACCAAGCGAGCGAATGAATTACGCTAAAGATTATTTTCCAAGATTTGGAGATTCTCCTGAGGTTGTTGCGAATAAAGCAGCACTAAGGCAGCAAAAAATGGAAAATGCTAGAACCAGCGCTGGATCAAAATTCACTGATCTTTCTCCACAACCACAACAAAGAATGATTAACGGGAAACCTCACAAAAGAGTTCCAGGCGGTTGGGAGGAAATTTAATGGGTAAATTTATTTCAGACGCCGAATTAGCTGCAATTGAAAAAAAACAGCCTAAAAAATTTATTTCAGATGAAGAGTTGAAAAAAATAGAGTCTCGGTCGCAAGCGGAACCATATGACTATGCCAATTTACCAAAAGATTTAGTTGAAACTGGAATTGACCAACTTCCTTTGATTGGCGCAACCATAGGGGGGGTGGCTGGGGCGTTTACTGGTCCTGCCGCTCCAGTTGCAAGTATTGGGTTGGCAGCTGGTGGAAGCATGGCGGGACAAAGCTTGAAAGACACAATTAACGCTTACCGTGGAAAACAGGCTCCAGCATCTTTGGCAGAAATAGTAAAAGCACAGGCTATAGCCGGGGCCGAAGGCGCAGCTCAAGAATTTGGGGGTCAGTACTTAGACAAAGGATTTAAGGTCGCAGGCAAAGCATTAAAAAATACTGCTGAAAATCTACAGTTCAAATCTTTAGGGGCAATGTTAAAGGATTGGCGTTCTGCGAATTCAAACGAGATCGGAAGACATGCTTTAGATAATTATGCGACACCATTTTCTGATTTTGACCGATTAGCTGTTGGAGCTGAAAAAGATCTTTCAAAGCGCGGAGCCGATTTGTCATCAGTTTATTCAAAAGCAGAAGAAATTATTCAACAAAAAGCCAGTAAAACTGGTTTTGATCCAATCAGAGATAAGTTTGAGGTTCTTAGCGCTGTAAGAAATGAACTCGGAGAATCTGTTGGTGCAGACGCTGCGGTTGAACAAGTATCAAAATATTTGGATGAGGTTGCGTCCAGGCATGGAGACTCGCCTATGAGGTCTGCGGTTGCCAAATACAAGCAAGAGGTTTCTGATTATCTACCTAAATTTAGAACTTTTTTAAAAGAAAAAAAGCTTTACCAAAAATCATTAGGGCAAGCTGGTGAAGATTTAAATCAGCCGGTTCTGCCTGGGGTTTTTGATGATTTTCAAAGGTCAAAGACTGAGAGCCTCCCTATAGAAGTACATGGCAAGGATCCGGTCTTAATGCGTGCAAACGAATCTGATTTTGCAAACCAAATGTCATTATTCCCTTTGCCAGAAAGAGCACAAGGAATATTCAATTCTACACGAGGAGATGATTTACTGCCGCTACAGCATCAAATGGTTATGGATAACGTCTCAACAAATCGGTACTTAACGGAAGGACAACAAGGTTTTATTGAAGGAACGGAATTGGTGCCGAGATCTTTTGTGAATGCCGAAGGACAGGTAATACAACAAGGTAGCGGTCAAATGCAGTTCTCAATGCCTCCAATTGCTCCTCAGAGACCAGTACGTCCGGACGACATTAGGAACAATATGTCGCCAACTGCGGCTAGGTCTGTAAAGTCAGCAATGGATGAGGCTATTAACTACTCAAGGAATCCTTTAGCAAAAGAACCAACAAAAGAGGTAGCGTTTTCTGCTGCTAGAAATAAGGTTAACGAAAAAATCATGCAGCAGATGGAAGAGGTTGGAGGGCCTGAGCTTGCACAATCTCTTCGTGACGCCAATAAAAAATTCAGTCTGAGTAAGGGAGCAATCGACGTTGTTAAAGATCGTCTCGCGAGAGAAGAAGCTAAAAAATCTGCTTTTGGACTGACGGACACTATCGCAGGAACGGGAGCGACGGCCTATGGTTTAGCAACAGGAGACTGGTCTGGTGCCGCGGCAATATTTGCAGGGAAAAAATATCTTGAAAAATATGGAGCCCAACAAGGGGCTTTGGCGGCAGACTTTGTGTCTAAGCAGCTTTTGAATTCCCCACAGGGTCAAGCGTTAGCGCAAAGACTTGGTCCAGCAGGATTTAGAATGATGGTTGATAAATATATTCAACCGAATGAAGAAAAAAACAAAGATTCATCCCCAATGTCTAGGAGATTGGGAGAGCTTAATAAATAATTTAACTATTCCCGGATAATTACCGGGCTAGGAGAAGATCATGGCAGCACCTTCGGTAACATATACGTTTTCAAACTCAACCACGGCAGACGCTACGCAGGTAAATCAGAACTTTACTGACATCATAAATGGCCTGTCGGATGGAACAAAAGATCTAAGTATTAACGCGCTTACTTTAGCTGGAAATTTATCAGTATCCGGAAATACAACAATCGGTAACGCCTCTGGGGATGACTTAACCGTTACGGCCTCTTTGGCGTCATCAATACCAATTAAAACTACCAATTCCTACGACATTGGATCTTCAACTCTAGGATTAAGGGCCCTTTATTTCGGTGCGAATTCTCAGACCGTTAATATCAAAGGCTCAGCGTCCATGTCTGCAACATGGACTTTAACGCTTCCAGTTTCAGCAGGATCAGCAAATCAGCTTCTTAGAACAAATGGCTCCGGAGTGTCTTCATGGGCCGGATCAACCCCTACAATTCAGCGATTCACGTCTAGTTCGGGAACTTACACCACTCCGGCGAATGTTATTTATATAAGAGTAAGAATGGTTGGTGGTGGTGGTGGTGGTTCGGGCGCTGGTACTACAGGTATTGGCAGCGGAGGAAATGGGGGGAACACCACTTTTGGAACTAATACTGCGGCAGGCGGAACAGGCGCCGTGGGTGGAGCTACAGGTACTGTCGGCGGAGCGGGCGGGGCAGTAACTCACTCAGTTGGAACATTAGTACAAAGCCAATCTGGTGGAATAGGACAGGCAGTTTTCAGAAATCAAACTCTTAACGCTTCAATTCCAGCGGGCGGAAATGGTGGCGCTTCGTTTTTCGGAGGTCATGGCACGGGCTCATATCGAGCGGCAGGTTCTGCTGGTGTCACAAATACTGGTGGTGGCGGCGGAGGAGGTGGCGCTGACGCTTCAAGCGCTGATATTTTTAGTGGAGCAGGCGGCGGAGGAGGAGCATATCATGAATTTATTATTGCCTCACCATCAGCTTCGTACTCTTATGCTGTAGGAGCAGCCGGAACCGCTGGAACAGCAGGAACTAATGGTCATGCGGGCGGGGCAGGAGGATCGGGTGTAATTATCGTAGAAGAATATTACCTCTGAGAAACCTCATATTCATAGGCTCTACTATCATCATTTACTTTAGGAGCAGTTTTATCTTTTTTTACCCAAGGTTTTAGAATTGGCTTTGGGATTATTTCTGGTTCTTTAGACGAAAAGGAACTGATCAGTCGGTACACGATTACTTGACTGATCAATATGCTGAGTAGCATCACTATAATTAACGCATTCAGAAGCATAAAATTCCTCTCTTGTGATTGAGATCAAATGAGTGTCTAGATACTTGCCATCTTTATAATAAAAAAAGCGTCTTGTACCTTCTTTTTTCATTCCAATTTTTTCAAACATTCTTAAAGCATGGTTACCTTCAAATGTTTCGCCCCAAATTACTTTAAACGGGTAGTTTTTAAAAGCATGGTTTAAAAGTAGTTTGAGAGCCTTTTCTCCAAAGCCTTTTTTTTGATGTTCCGGAGCTATGTAAATGGAGAATTCAGCCCTGCTATTAAAAAAATCAATATCAGATAACCCACATACTCCAACTGTCGGAGCGGGGTTTATAATTGAGGTTATATCTTTAATAGCATACATTTTCACTGAAGCATTTGATTGAAGCGACTCAAACCATTTTTCCTGATCTTCTTTTGAAAGCAAGTCTCTTTGTCTGGACCACTTAAAAATAGAATCTGTGTTTCTCCATGACCTTAGAAGAGCACAATCTTCTTTTCTGATTAGATCTAAAGAAAGATCAGTTTGCATTCTTTTCTGTCCATTTCAAAAGAATTTCTGGAATTAGGTACTCTGTTTCTTGTCCGGTGATTTTTAGTTCGCTTTTAAGCCATTCATTAAAAGCGTCAGACCTAGCATTCCACTCCTGACCGAGTGTTTTTAGTTTTTTGTCAGTAATTTCAATTTCGGTTTTAGTTTCTTTTAATTTTGTTAGATGTTCTTTTAATTTTTCGATCCTTTTCACTTCTCTCTCACTTTCTGTGCAAATGGAGTTAAAGGCATGGTGCCCTCAAGCTTCACTTGATTATTTTTGATTCTTGTTAAAATGTCTTTAAATGAATTTAAAACCACATCAGATATTCTCATGTGACTAAAGTTGTAAAAAAATGAAGGGCCCAGTAAAATCCCAGCTTTACATGATTCCTGAAAAAATAAGGCTTTATTAAGATCATCCCCAACAAAAACACCTCGAGTTGGGTATCCTTCAATTTTTACGATGTCAGAAAGGTCGTTAAACCTTGATTGAAAGTATTCTCCTGAATCCCAGAGGCGGTCTAATTTATATTCATTAGTTAAAAGTTCAGTTAATTTCATAAAGCCAGCAAGTGCCGCTGTGTCCCCTGCAAAAGTAGAAGAAACAAACCAGTCTTTGTCCTCTCCAATTCCTTTAGCTGTTAAAACACATGAAAGCGGCAAACCACCACCGATGGCTTTCCCAAGTAGTAGAATGTCCGGATGGATGCCGCTATAATTAGAAAAAGAAAATTTAGGAAATCTAAAGCCAGTGATAATTTCATCAAAAATCAGTAGTGTTCCGGTTTTTTTGCATTTTTGTTTTAAATCCTGAAGATATAATAAACGCTCCTTTGAAAGCTCTGTAATAATTGGCTCTATAATGACACAGGCTACGGTTTCATCAATTTGACTTAAGTTTTCAAATTTTTCAATGTGGACTTGTTTTGGAACTCCTAGACCTGGCTCTGTAAGTGAAACAAACGAATCACTCCAGCCGTGATAGCCATGAGAAAGCACCTTGTCTCTTCCAGTGTGAGCCATCGCGATACGTAAAGAAGCTGAAGCCGCCTCGGTGCCAGTTTTTAAAAACCTTACCTTTCCAGTAAATGGAAAAAGTTCTTTCATCTTTTCAGCTGCTTGGACTTCTAATACAGATCCAAGAGAATAAACAGTTCCTTTGTGTATCTGCCTTATTATGGCGTCGTTTAGCTGTATGTTTGCATACCCCAGTAAGCTAGTGCCAAGAGCACATATAAAATCAACATACTTCTTTCCATCAACATCATATAAGTAACAGTCCTCCGCTTTTGTTACGTGTGAAGGGTAAATTTCTTTAATAAAACAAGATGGTCTCTTTGAATTTGTCAAAGCGCCATGATGGATTGATTCGTTAGATCTTCTGTAATAATCGACGTTCATATATTAAAAATACCTCTGATTCCGTAACGTCTTTCAGCGGCCTTAATTTTCGATTCACGGCTATGATAATATGACCTGATGTTCTCCAAGTCTTCAGGAGTATCAAGACTTAATTTCATACCGGATGTATCTAGCTTAGAAGAAACAAATCCAAAGCGTAAACTTTTTGGTCTTTCTCTTCTTAGAGCTGTAGTAACATGTTCTTTGTCAAAAGCTGATGTTGCATTGTCTTTTAACCATTCAATGGCTTTTTTGGACATAATTTCAACGTCCATTCCATCAAAAACTAACCTGATGTCCTCTTCTACGTTAGAGATATAGTCAAAATCATTATAAACAGCTGAGTGAATGTGTTTTGAAATCACAAAATCTAAAACTAACGGACAGTCAGACGTTAATCTCACGACATAGTCAGCGCGAAATTGTTCCTGCGCTTTAATGTATCTGGATAAAACATCTTTCTCTGATCCTCCGAGTAAAAAAGCACCACACTTTTTAAAAGTGGTTTTAACTTGTTCATCATCTTCCGGATGAGCGACCACTACGGAGCAATCTATTTTTTTCTGGACAGACCTTTCAACATAGAGCTTTGAAGAGAGCGCTTGGTCTACTACGTGCTGAAGTACCATTTTGTCACCCAAAAGCTCGTAAATCTTTTTAGGAAATCTTGTGGAATTTGATCTTGCCTGTATTACAATAACGACGTTAGCCATTGAATTTTTCTACTTTCTCATGAATTTTAAATAATTGGTTATGGTCTTGATTGATTTCATTTTTTAGCCATTTTTGAATAAAAGAGACATAAGCCCCATCCATATCAGCAATGGTTAATGCATAGCCGTTGATAGCGCATGTCCATATGGGAGAATTGTTTTTGATTTCAACTTCTCCGTTGGCTAACGCAATAATTTGGAGGCAATCCCAAATAGGCCCATCCTTCCCGGTTCTAAAATAGTTATAGTGAGTCAAATGCTTTGAGTAGGGTCTGTTTTTAACTAGCTCCTGATATTGAAAGGTCATGTTGAAATTAGAATTATGCTTATGACAAAGATTAAAGATTTCGTCTAATTCATTTAATGATTTTGAAATTGGCTTTTCGCAAAGAATCTTTTTTCCAGTTGGAATGACGTTTCTCAGTATCACAGCATGAGAAGGGGTTGGGGTGCATACAATGATTTGATCGGCCTTTTCTGCCTTCTCTAAAACATGCTCTTCAGAGTGCATTACATCAGTACATTGAAAATTTTCGCCTAAATGTTTTAAGATAGCCTTATATCTTGTGCCCATTGACCCTTCTGAGCCTATAATAAGGGTCATCGTCCACCTCTTGGGCTTCGTAGCATCACATCGTTAGGGTCTATTCTTGTAATCCGCAGGAGCAGGCCCTCCCGTTGAAGGGCCGTGAGATGATCGGTGAATTCTAAGGCGGGGTTTTGAACCTGTTTCTTCTTCCGATAAAGAAGGTATACAGTTGTAAGGTTTGTAATAATTAAGACAGTCAATACAATCAATAATAAATCAGTCATGATTCATGATTTTGATACACTTGTTTTTCAGTCAAATAAAAAGTTGACCTAAAAACAACTACCCAAAAACAATTAACTTGAGGTGTTGATGGATTTGATAAAAGCTCAGTTAATTCAATTTATTGCGAACAATTTAAGTCTGATTATTTTTGGCGTCTGTGGCTTTGCCTACTCGTATCTAGAATATAGATTAGGTGAGGGTGATCATGGTTCATTTATCGGCTTTTTAAAAAAATACTTCGCTAAGAAAAATGAACCTCAAGGTTGAGTTCTTAAAAGCATTAGTCTTTGTCTTGATTGGTGCTTTTCTAGGTCAAAAGTTCTCACCAAAACCTCCACCAGCAAAACAAGCACAAACATCAAAATGCGTTGCTACAATTAAAAAGACCACAAATCCTGACGGTTCAGTCGATGAAGTTACGCAGTTTTTAGCAGAGAACTCTCAAAGACAAGAATCTCCTCCAACTAGCCCTCCAACTGATAATTTTAAGCTAAATATCGACTCAAAGTTACAAATCGGCGCTGAAGCAAATCTTTTCAAGAATCATTGGTTCGGCTATCGGTATGACCTAAAAACCCATGAGAACATTTATCAATATTCGTATTCACTAAGGATCTTTTAAGGAGATGTAATGTAAGAAAAAATAAAAAAGCCCTAGTTGGTTGCTAGGGCCTAAAATCAGGGTTCATGGATCTACTGCTAAAGATAGTACACCATGAATCCTTTCAAAAAGAAAGGGAAAATTCATGGATGAATATTATCTATTTGATAGTACGAATTGCTATTGAAATTTATAAATTAAGTCGTTAAAAAATGGCCCTGGCTATGCTTAAAGAATTCTTTAATGACCTTTTAGATGAAATTCAAAAACTGCGGATTGAAATTGGTCCAACAGCAGCCTTAACAGCTAAGGAATTAAACAGCGCCGAACAACATATTAAGATGCTTCTTTTATATTTAGAAAGATCACCGTCACAAAGAGTTAAGTCGGTAGTTAAGAGCTCATGGGCTTACGTTAATAAAACAGGAAAGACTCTAAGGCTCTTTGACAAATACAAAGGAAATGAAGCTTTGCGGGCTGAGCTTATTAAGTTTTTGGATTCTGGGTATTAGTTTCGTTGGAGATATTGATCTTTGCAAGCTCTCGACGCCTGACTTCGACCAAAAAAGCCAAATAAAGCGCTTGCATATAGAAGCACCACCAAAACACATGAAGAACAGAGCTTTGAGGTTTTTCATATATTGCGTAGCCTTTGGAAAACGTCCAAAAAATCATAGCCGTCACTATTGCCCATCTGTGCCCTGCAAATACAAAAACAGCTAAAAGTCCAAATATTGAAGCATCTACCCAAGCGCCTTCCCCTCCCATCAGGAGGTTAACAGCGAAAGAAAGCATAAGAAGAGAAGCCGCAATTTTTCGAGACGACTTCTTAAAAGGCAAAGAGTTATACTGTGATGCCTCTTTTGAAACTTCAAACTGATCGTGCTTCCACCATATTAAAAAATTATAAATTGCCTTAATGCCGTTTTCCACAAGCTAACTCCTGAATATAAAATATTATGGCGTACATCTAATAAAAGCGTCCATGTTTTTTGAGTTTTTCATTGATAGAGGTGATGATTTAAAATTTAAAGACGCGCTATGCTTTCCATCACATACAACGGTCGCTGAAGCTAAAAAAATAAATGTCTCTTTTTTATCTTTAAAAGAAATTCCACAGCTAAAAGAATAGCTTTCCTTATTTGTGGTTGTTGTAGAAAAACGTCCGTTGCAAAAAACGTTTTGAAGTTTCGTTTTAACCACGTTCATGTCTCTTTCTGACTCAAAAAAAGAATATTCCTTCTTCTCTCCGTCAATATCGATAAAAGTTATTACTGCATTTCTTGCCACTAGTGTAGTTGGTAACAAAAAAATTATTACAATAAGTTTTTTCATGTAATCTCCAATCGTTATTTTTTCGGTCAAATCACACTGAAGATCAAGTTGTTTGGTTTAATTATTTTCGGTTTGCGTGGTACTTTAAGGCTGCGACCATATTTGGATCAACCAATAGGTCCGTCTCTTCTACATCAAGAATCTGCGCCAACTTTGCCAGAGTGTCGTGCATAGGCCAGCGCTTGCCTGTCTCAATTTCAGACAGTGATTTTTGCGAAATACCGACTAAGTCCGCAAGCTGCCCCTGAGACATATTCTTTTTCTCTCTAAGCTCTTTAAGGTTCATTTTTAGGGCCGTTTTAGCGTCCACTCTTCTTAAATCGTTCATAAAGTCTAGCTTATCACGTTCAGCGTTAAAAGCAATCTATATATTTTACATAGGATGTAAAAATAACGCTTGCAATTACACGTTCAACGTAATAGACTCTTATGTATTAACAGTGATTCTCCTCTCAAAAGCCTCTCTCAAAACGAGGCAATCGGGTAGGAAAAACGAAAGGATGCACAATGAATGAACACAAAAAACTGCTAAATCGGGAAATTCAAAGGTGTAAGGCTCTTGGTTTTTGGAAGTTAGAAGAAATTTACAGATCAATATTACACAGTATGAGGATGAGATGAAGCAAGTTGCAGAATTTACCAAAGAAGAAGTTAAGAGCGCCTTAAAGCGCATTGAAATTTTAGATGCAA